AGTAATATACAAACCTTTTAAATAACTTTTAATAGTTTCTTCAGTACCTCTCCAAACCAATTCAGGAACAACACCCTTAACAAATGTATATGGTATTCTTTTAGAAATCATTTTCCTACTTCTAACATTTTGGCTAGTTACATGCTCTGTGCCAAATGTTGGAACTTTACCTTTTAAGTCATAATGAGAATAAACTTTATTTAGGGCTAATTCTAATTCATCAATGAAATGATATTCATGACTCCATACATGCCAAGCATAACCATTACCATGATTATGACCATCCCCTTGATAGTGTCCTATTAGAAAAGCCAATTCAGGAAAATGTTCCTTACCAAATAAACCTTTTTTTGTTTGTATTATTAATTTATCATCAACAACTAAATCTTTAACTTCTTTCCAACCATCTTTGGTTAAAACCCTATGATCATTAGTCACATCATGCACATAACCCTCTTTTGTTGTTAATCTATATATACTTCTATGACCAGTTCTTATCATCTTTGATGATTTAACCTCTTTAACCCCATCAAATAAAATCAATTCTTTATCTTGTTCATACAATTCTTTAACAGTAAACATACCTTCACTAGTCACTACACGTTGATTATCCCCAACACAATGAAGCCAGTATGCATGCCTTATAGCATCTTTATATGCTAATAATGACGGATATTCATAAGGCAAAATGTTTATCCGCTTTTCAAAAATGTTCTTCATATTCCTTTTTTTATTTGGTTAAGATAAATATAAAACCAGAAAATAAAAGTATTCAATTTTAATTATAAAATCAAATTTTTACAAAAAATTATCATTGCTATTTTTCTTAACCAATAATTCCTTAATCCTTTCTTTCTTACGTTCAACTTGTTGTTCTTCAAATCCCAAGAATGTTGCGGTTGTATCTGTATCAATTTCAAGCATTTCATTGTCAAACTTGCAATTCTCAAATACAATACCATCTTTACCAATCCTTGATTTGGTAATGGCAACTGTGGCCAAATTCATCTCCTTTTGCTGAAGACTTTTTGCAATACTAATAATAACATGTCCAACTTGTGCTTTCTTTATTGAACCCCCCATCTGGTCATTTGTCACCACATTTGCAGATATGCTACTCCGATTTCCTTGTGTACCAAGCCATCCAGCAATATTTAACTCGTGACACATTGCCTCAAAATGGCGTATAACTGATCCCTCATTTTTCCACTCATCATTTCCTTGTCTATCAGGTACAACACAATCAATATAATCCAAAACAACCAAATCAAGTTTAATACCATCAGCAATAACCTTCCTAATTTGATTCTTAATCTGATTCATTGTTAAGGTATCAGATGGTAGTTTTTTTAGAATTAATTTATTAGTATGAGTTTCTTTTATATTATTAACAGTTTCTAATACTATTTCTTTGTTATTAGGCAGTTCATCTGGGGATATTTTTGTCCAAAGGGTAATATGCTTTCTCTGAATGATTTTTGGGTTATCTTCAAAAAAGATATGCAACACATTATAATTGTTATTGAATGCAGTATTTGCAACCAAGGTCAATAGAGTTGATTTGCCAATACCTGGACCTGCAAATATAATACCAACCTCACCCTTGGCTAACCCCCCCTTTAAGAGAACGTCTATGCCCTTCACGCCCATTGGTATGGGGTGTCTATAATCCTCATCCAATACACCAACCAAATCATTGAAAACCTCAAAACCATTTGTTTCCTTAATCCCAACTTGCAAGGCATATCTTAATAATTCTTCAAGTTGATCATAAGATTCAAAATCACCCTCATTAATAACTTTCTGTGCTTTTTCCAAAACAATCTTAACTTCCTCTTGTTTGCAGAATTTAAGCGCCTTTTCTTGAACAAGTTCAACACCATCAAGTGGCGCTGAACTTACTTTTGTAATAGTATCAATGACAATCTTTAATGCCAATTCTTGTGATATTTCAGATTTGGCAATCATATTTAATGTTTCAAAATTTGGGGCAGCATCATATTTCTTGTGATACTCCTTAATCATTTGTATGATTAACTTAAAATACTTATTCTCAAAATAAGATATTTTAATAAAATCCAATATGGCTCTTGCAAATTCCTTATCTAATATAATCTGATTGATTAATTGCAACTGGAACGTCTGACCTAGGTAATCAAAATTCTTTGACATAAAAATAAAGATTAATGGTTAGATAATAAATTTTTCTCTAAATACTGATGTGTTAAGTTTTGGTTTATTAAGATGTTTGTCAAATCCTTTAATGATTCCTTAATGAAATGACGTATGTCAACAGTATATCTAACTTTTGGTGGATATTGTTTTCCATCAATAATCCTATGAGATACAATCTGATCCCCAATTTTAACATAAATGTTGAACAGTTCTGGCTCATCTGTTGATGAAGTTTCCATAATTGAGGGGTCATACAAAATGCTCTCTTTGTTCTCAACAAGATACCCAATTGATTTCATCTTTAGGTATTGTGACAAATCCTCTGAAAAATACTTGACAAACTCATAAAGTTCAAAAGAATCCTTAGCATCAGGATTAATTCCCTTAATGTTTAAAAACCTCTGAACAATAATGTTGCTGTTCAATGTTAGCAAAAACTCCACCTTTGTTGTTTCACTCTGTCTCATAATACTTTTTTTTGTTGTTAAATTTTTTTCTCTTTTCTACTTAATTTCATAAATGGCTTAACAAAATCAACCCAAGCATCATCTTTCTTTGGTAAGAATTTGAAAAACCCATCATCTCTCATTAATTTCAATAAGTTCTTATAACTTCTGTCTGTTGGGTCTAACCTTTCATTGTAAATCTCATAAACCATCTTTTTGCCTTCATCTGTGATTAATGGATTTCTTAAATCAATTATCTTGCCTGTTTTCTCAAAAAACTCATCCCCAACCAAACCAGATTTGCTAATGCCAGATATTAAATTGCTCAAAGTCTTGCTCTTGTTCTGTTCAAACAAGGATTTTGCCTCATTCAATACCTCATCCAAAGTATAATCCCTCTTATCAAAATTAGGAAAAAATGTTTTTAACTTCTTCTCACCAAAATTTGTGATACCATAAATATTGTCAGATGTATCACCAATCAATACTTTATAAACATAAACATTATTATGCGGAATATCAATGTTCTTGAAATGAATTAAATCCCCTTTCTTGGAATATGTTTTTGAAACAGGGGAATATAATGTAACATTATCTGTTATCAATTGTGTTAAATCCTTATCCCCAGAAAAAATAATCATATTCTCATCCTTTGCAATGTGGGTATAATGTGCAATCAAATCATCAGCCTCATTTTGTTCCACAACACATTGTCTTACAAAAACTTCTTCAAGATAATCTTTAACCCTCTCCCTTTGGTAAAGATAAGATTCATACTTATGATCATCCAAAGCAATCCTACGGTTTTCCTTGTACCTTGGATATATGTTTTTTCTTATTAGTGAGTTATCATTCCCATCCCAAAATACAACAACTTTATCATGATTATGTTTCTCAAGAAATAATCTAATTGTATTTAGAAAATGGAAAACCCCACCAATATGTTTGCCTTCAGAATAAAATTCACGAACGCCATGAAAACCAATTGTAAATAAATTGTTTCCATCTATTAGTAGGGTTTTCTTCATATTATTCAAAAATTATTGCATCCTCTTCTTCCTTTTCAGAAAAAGTGATATCCCCATCTCCAGATAAAATACCATTCCAATATTGAGAATATTCCTTTTTATATTTCTCAATGGATTCTTTTGTATCAGGTAAATAACCTTGGGGAACTGCCAATATCTTTCCATCTTTATATGCTATACCAGTTACATGGTTCTTTAAAATTGACACCTTTGTTCTAATTGCATAAGAAACAGTCCTGCCATTCTTTGTTGCAGTTATGTGGTTAATACCTGCACTCTTCTGATTTCCAAATAAGAATATTAATGAAGATGCCAACCATAATGCCTCACCACCTTTTGCCTTGATTGTTGGTTGACCAAATGGTGAATCTGGTAACTCTACCCAAGGTTGGTTAATAACAACCATTGTGTTATGATAGGGGTAATCTTCTTTCTTTGATTTTGAAATTCTTGAATGCAAACCCATTCCAACCTTATCAGCAAGAACAGCTGCATTATGCATCTTACCACCCTTGCCATCATAAGTCATCTTACAAGGTATTGAACCAATACTGTCAATTAAGAATAAAACAGAATATGGTAATTCACCCTTCTCTTGTGCATCCAATATCTCATTAATAAACTCAGTCATTTGCTCAATATAATCAAATGAATCATTAAAGATAAAATCACCATCCCACTCATTATCATCATTAAGTTCAGCATTCAAACCCAATTCAACAGCATGTGCCCAATTCCACTTCTTTTCTGTAATAATGAAGATAGGTAAATGCCCTTTCTTTTGAGCGTCTGCTGCTGCTAATATCATTGCTGTTGTCTTACTTGTATTAGAGTGTCCCAAGAACATACTAATACCCCCCATTACTGGACCAGGAACACCACAAGCATTATAAAAAGCATCACCACATGAATAATAATCCTCTGGTTTATACTTTGTTTTTGTTGAAAACTTCTCCTTGATAGCGTCAACACTAGTTGCTGCTGCCTTCTTCTTTATTCCTGCCATATGTTTTTTTGATTTAAAAAGAGAGATTTTTTGCACAAAGCATTGTTTTATGGTACTTTTTGCAAAAAATCTCTTTTAGGTTAATTAAAATGGTAAATCATCATCATTGTAGTCATCCTCAACAACCACATTTGTTTCTTTAACTATTGCGTTTTTTGCAACAGTTGCCCCTCCAAAGGAGGCTTCAGAATTTGATGTATTTAAATACACATATTTACCCTGGGATTCATCCCATCTTGGGGATTCACCTCTTGAAATTGCTTCAAGATATTCTAATGGTTTTCTACTATAAACATCTCTCCATGTTGATTCATCTGTTGCCCATTTTTTTGCAAGATTTTCATCTTGTGATAATGGTGTTGGATCATCATACATAATTGTTGAAACACTTGTATATTCCTTACCTTTAGGACTTTTTGACTTAACTAACTCAATAATCAAGTCTCTTCCTGCATCCATATCAGATATATCCCCTTTATTTCTAAAGATTGGAATAATCTTGTCAAGAATACCATCTTTCTTGTAATTGTGTTTGAACCTCCAATATTTTGGTCCATCTTGTTCATTATCACGGTCAATCACCTTAACAACATAGAATAACTTGGCTTTATAATCTTTTGCCATCTCATCATCATCTTTTCTCTTCGTTGCTTTAAGTGCATTATACACATCAGACAATGGGGATGCCTCATTGTCATTTCCTGCTGGGTCATAAATCTTTTGGTAGTAACCACCAACTTGTAATTCATGAAACCATGCCTCCTTAAATACAGATGAACCATCTGCTGTAGGTAAAATTCTAATCCTTTTTTGCCCTGTACTTTCTTTGTCATTTAACAATAATGTAAAATAACGCTTCATTCTGTCCTCTTGTGATAATTTTTGGGAATCCCCTTTTTGGTTTTTTTCATACTGTGCCATTATGGCATCTAAATTCGACATATTATATAGTTTTTGTTTACAATGTTTTAACTCTACAATGATAGGTAAGTTTTAATGAAAAAAAAAGGGGTGTTACCCCCTTTTTATAAAAAAAAATATATTAATTACTTAAAATTTAGCCTTGTAGTTTTGTTCATCAGTATAATCATCTTCATCATTTGATGATGTATAAAAAGTATCCTTAATTTCATTAGGGTTGATGTTTGCCACATCATCAGTAGTTAAAACATAATCATTCTTTCCACTCTTTTCCATCTCAACTTGTTTGTCATCAAAAAATTGTGATAACTTCTGATTAAAAGGATAAGAATCATATGTCCTTAATTCAAGTTTTTCCTCTGGAGTTTTTTCTCTATATTTCTCAACCTTGGAATCTATTGCATTTAATTTATCAAAGATACTATCCATTGTTGCCAACTTCTGTTCCAACTTATCAATCTGGGCAAACAAATTATCAAAATATTCATTCTGTTTTGTTTCCATATTTTTCTGACTTGAAACCAAGTCTGTGATATCCAATTCTTCTGAATCTTCACCTTCTTTACTCTCACCTTCATCATCAATAATTGTAACATCATCATCAGTTTCAACATCTATTGGTTGGGGATTTGCAGCACTTAAAGGGTCTTCACCCCCACCTGGAGGTATTGGAGAAACTTCACCTGGGGGTGTCATAGGTGCATTAGGTATTGGAGCAGCCATAGGGTCTGCCATAGGGTCAACCGGAGGTGCTGCAAGCGCGTCTTGCTCTGTAATATACCTATTTATATTATGGTATCTATTAATTTCATTTAATATTTTCTGATCTATTTTCATTTTATTAATCATTTAACAATTCTTTTATACCCCCATGAGTTTTAACCTTAACTTGTCTATTTACTGTTTTAATTTCAGTTCTTTCTATTAAACCATCTTTTTCCCTAACAACAAAACACTCACCTGTGATTAGGTCACAAACCTCTTTTGAACCATCATCTAATGTTTGTTCTTTTGTGGTTTTTAAGTAATTATTCAAATTTTCAATCATGTTAATTTATTTTACATATAAATATACCAATAATTTAAATTATCAAAATAATTTAATTCAATTTTGGATATAAAATTAATTTTGTATAGTTTGCTCCAATATATTTAATATTCAACAAATTATCTTCATATGAAATTATATCCCCAATAGTATCATTATCTTCAATTTTTTGGTTTCCTTTGCTAAAGTTGGAACTATTTTCAATTGAATCTTTAATACTTTTTTCATTAATTGTGTAAGTATTTGCTGCTGTTTGCCCAGATTCTGCAAGAAACTTAAAGCCAGTAAAAGGCAAATTATTACTTCCCTTATCTATCTTTAAACTCACATATATAGTATATG